CCAGGAGCCGGAGCCGGAGAGCCGGGTAGGGGTGCAGAACCGGGAGCCGGAGCCGGAGCCGGAGACTCGGGCGGTGGCGGGGGCGGGGGCGGCGCTTGGCCCTGTGGAAAGAGCATATTGACGCCCATAAGTATTTTCACTCTCAGTTCGTCTCCGCTGACTTTGGAGTCCCATACCGTGTTGAGATAGTCTATGAATGTGTCCAGATCGGCGTGCTGGACTCTGGGAGTGGAATTCTTGAGCAGTTCGTAGGTCATCTCCACGATATCGTAGAACATGATGTACCGGCGGAGAGTATCGTCATCGGGGTTCCGTTCAAGAACGATTGTGCATCTGCTGAACATGTCACGAAGAGCAGTCAAATCAAAGTACTTCTCCTTGATTGCCTTCTTCATACCCTTAACGCCAATATACGTGCGCCCCCAATCGTGAAGAACGAGGTGGTCGCCCATCCACGACACATTCTCGTCGTGTATGTCTCCGTGGACTATGCCCTCGTTGTTGAGGAAGACGACGTCACGAAAGAGCCTGCGAAGTTTCTCAATCATAATCGGATTGCGGGCATCCGTTGAGCCCCTGAAGTCTTCATCCTGCTTGGGCGTAATGAAATTGAGCTTGTCCTTCTGCTTTCCTATGGCCGTAGTGTTGTCTTCATCTGCCTCACACGGACCCCCGACCAAATCCGACTCCTTGAACTTGGGCGTGCAGACGGCGACGGCGAGGTTAAAGGAGGCCGAGACATCCATACCGTACTTCTCCTTGATACGCTGGATCGCATCCTTTACCAGTTCTTGATTACGCTTGTCCTTGGCCGTGCCCTTCTTTTCCGTGATGCGAGAGACATAGTCACCTGGGGGGATTGGCGGGTCTGGACGTTTGGCGCACGCGACTTCTGGAGAATACACGCATGTATCGGCACCCGACGTTAGGAACGCCCCGCCCTTCAGTTTCCGCCTGCGTGTTCGTCTGCCGCCTGATGGTGCAAGCAAAGCCCGACACGCATTCTTGATGTCGGTCATCTTTTTGTCCTCCACTGGAGCCGGAGACTCAGGCGGGGGTGCCGAATCTGGAGCCGGCGGTGGTGGTGGTGGTGGGGGTGCCGGAGCTAAGCCGATCGCTTGCAGGATAGAGGGAGCGGGGACAGGAGTAGGAGTTGCAGTCTCGGGATTTGGAACGACACGGCTGAGGATCTTTGCCTCGGCGGGAGGCATTTGTCTATCGGCAGTTGCAGGGTGAATTGCAGGCGGGTCGGCAAACAAACTAGGAATGAGTCTAATGACCAGTGAAGTTGCATCTATACTGGGATCCTTGACAATCTGACCGAATAAGGTGTTCAAGAACGCTCGTGTACGGGGCTCGGATACGATGCCGTGTGTGCGCGCAGGTCCGAGAAGTCCAAGCACATCCCATACGGAGATCAGGGCTTGATACGCACCGGGTTTCTTGATGGTCTTTTTGTCCATCATCTCCTCTACAAGTGAAAACTGCACGGTATGCTGGTTGTATCCCATCCAATACGCCCTTTCGTGTTCGTTCCAGCTGTCTACATACTTGCTAGCCCATTTCTTGAACTCTGCTCTGTTTCTCGTTCCACGCCCCCAATCAAAAATGACGAGCTGGTTGCCCATCCACCCCAGGTTGCCAAAATGTGTGTCACTGTGGGTGACATACTCCGAGTTCAGACGGGCCATTGCAAACATCAGATCCCTCAGGGATGTCTTGATGAGCGCATCTGGCTTGGTTCTGTTTAGGATGCTTGACTCCAGCGTCTCGTCCTGTTTCGGAGTCACTAGGTTCGTGAGGCCACTTTCATTTCCTTGTAAGACCCCGACTGTGCACTGAGACCTCTGATCCGAAACCTTGAACTCCGGCGCACATGCCGAGTCGGCTAGATTGAAGAAGCTTGAGATGCCGATTCCCTTCAGCCACAGTCCATTGAGTGCTACGATGACAGCCTTTTGAATATTCAGTTCCTTGGAATCTCGGGTAATGCGAGAGACCAACTGTGTCCCCGCTGGCGCAGTGCGGAGGGTTTTCTTGCCCCTCTTTGCACAGGCGACACTGGGAATATATACACATGTATCCGCCCCCTGTGTTTTGTAGGCACCGCCTTCCATTGTGTCAAAGGCAGAAGAATATATCCTCGCAAAGAATAAACTAAATGGGCGGTGGTCTTCTTCAGCTCGTTGCGTATGGTGCTCAGGATGCCTACATCACTGGAAATCCCCACATCACCTTTTGGAAGGTGCTCTACAAGCGTCATACGAACTTCGCCATGGAGGCGTTTCGTGTGAACTTCACCGGCTCGCCTCAGTATGGACAGCGTGTCGTTGCCATCATCAACCGCAACGCGGATCTGATGTACAAGACCTACCTGGAGGTCCAGCTCCCTGACACCCAGACTCTAAACGTGAAGTGGACGGCTGCCTTTGAGCGTCGTCTCGGCTACCAGCTCCTCAAGAAGATTGAGGTGGAGATTGGCGGTCAGATCATTGACACCCACTACGGCGAGTGGCTTTTCCTGTGGGAGAACCTGACGTCTGGCTTCGACAACTCTACCAAGCTCGACACCATGCTCGGTGGATACCTCGGTGGCACGGAGACGACGGCGGTGTCCTGCGGTGGTCGCCCGGCGATCCTCTACATCCCGCTCCAGTTCTGGTTCTGCCGTAACCCGGGTCTGGCGCTGCCCCTGATCGCCCTCCAGTACCACGAGGTGCGCATCAATGTGACCCTGTCCGCCGCCACAGATCTGGTGTCGAAGGGTGACCAGGCCACTGTGTCTGCGGCGGCGGCCCTTCTGCCCCAGCTCAAGGACATGGCGCTCTACATTGACTACATCTACCTGGATGTAGATGAGCGTCGCCGGTTTGCCCAGCAGTCGCACGAGTACCTGATTGACCAGCTCCAGTTCGGTCTCCAGCAGACGCTCACGACCGCCAATGCTCGCATTGACCTCACGCTCAACCACCCGGTTAAGGAGCTGGTGTGGGTCTTCCAGGATGCCCGCAAGACGGACTGCGGATCTACGCTGACCAACAACATTGGCTTCACTCAGCCGTTCAGCTACGACGACATCGTCAACCGTGCCCGTCTCCAGATCAACGGCCAGGATCGCTTTGATGAGCGCTATGGCGACTACTTCTGGAAGGTTCAGCCGTACCAGCACCACACGGGCGGTGCCTTCTTCCCGATGCGCTCTCAGGTCATTGCCCAGACTGTCACCACGTTTACGGCTGACACTGTAACCCTTGCCGGAGATGTGATGACAGTCGGAGTTGGAGCCACGGTGGGTGGAAACATCATTGAGGGTGCGCTGGTAACGAACGCAAACCTTCCCGTCGGAACGGTCATCCAATCCTACGGAACTGGCAATGGTGGCGTGGGAACCTACCAGCTCAGTGAGCCGGCGCTGGCAAACGTAACGGGCCAGACAGTGACGTTCTCGCTGCCGAACGTCAACTACACTCCCCACGAGAACCCCATCAACGTCTACTCCTTTGCGCTGCAGCCCGAGGAGCACCAGCCGTCTGGCACGTGTAACTTCTCCCGCATCGACACGACGACGCTTGTGTTTGATAGCGTCAGCACGTCCGGTGTTGCGAGGCCGACGAAGAGCACCCCGTTCAACTTCCGCATGTATGCCGTGAACTACAACATCTTCCGTGTGATGTCCGGCATGGGTGGCCTGGCGTACAGCAACTAAAGTCGCCTCCTTTCGGCAATTAAATATCGCAGGTTAATAAATGCCGCAACACCGGAAGACCCGAAAGCACGACGAGACAGCCGATTGGCACGAAAAAATGGTGAAGGAGCACTATCTTGCGTTAGACAAGGGAGAGCTGCCCGCCGAACGTAAGCGCATCTCATCAAAGTACTATGACGAGGATGCAGATAGAAAATACGCCGAATATTTGCGAGAGGTAAAGAAGCACCTGCGCAGTATACCGAAGATGGGCGGCCGTCGTCGTCACACTAAGCGCAAGACTACTCGCCGCCGTTAACGGCCCGAGCTTGTCTTGGTAACATCAACGACCGTCTGCGCCTTGAACTCCACCTTCAGCTTCTCTAAATACAGAATTGCGTCCATGTGCTCCTCTTGAGCATGCACAATCCACTCAAGGATAGAAAGGTCCTTACGATCAAGGTCCGTTCCATACTTTGCCTTTCCAAACTCCGACCGCTGCCTGAACTTCTCAATCACGGCGGTTACAATGCTGTCCATTTTTATAAGTAAGAGTGTCAATGCTGAAAGTTATTGCGGTGTGTCTTGTGATTGTGTTTGCGGGTTGGATACTTTCCAATCCGATCACGTACTTTCGCAAGGAAGCCCCGACTACACGTTTGTATTCGGAAGGCACCCGTGAAGTCCTAAAGTCTGCTGGACCATTATCGGTGCCGGTTGACCCGGGCCAGGGCATTTTACGTGGTCTCGACCAAGGATATGTCCCATTTCGTGTGAGATGACATACTGACGGTAGCCGTCTAGATCCTGACCACTTTGCTTGGCTCCGTGTCGCCAACGCTGCTCATTGATGCGCATTTGGTGCCCACCGAGTTCTGCGCAGGACAGCGAAGGATCGCAGCCTTCTGCCTTCAGTCCTTTTTGAGACGACAAGTGGATCACGACTTGGGGGTTGGACTTCACGGCTACGAAACGGTAGCCTTGCGATTCCCATCCATCCGGATCGGCGAGGCAGATGGCCACCTCTGTAGCAAAGTCCTTCAGTGGAAACTTCACATCGGGATCTACGACCACTGTATACGTGACCGTCTTCATTAAAAATGAATGCGATTTTATAACTGCAGACCAAGGCAGAATGCCCAAGTGTTCTCACTGCAAGAAGAAGACTCATCTTGAGTTCAAGTGCTCCTGCTCCACTGAAAAAGTGTTCTGCGTCAAATGCCGTGCAAGTGAAACGCATTCCTGTGCGGTTGTGTATCCTCAAATTGAGTTGATCAAGGTTGTCCCTATCAAGGTAGAGAAGATCTAGTCCCCTCCGGGAGGAGAGAACGGCATAAACTCCATGAGTACATCCATGATTCGCGTCACTCTTGCGGTGGTCATGTTGAACCGCTCCATGACAGATGCGATGACGCCTCCATCTCTCTCAAGAAACTCCACTCTGATCATACCTGCTGTATCGTAGATTTTTGCATACCACGGCTCATGCTCGGCATGCGTGATCTCCACCTCCAGTCCGTAGTTGAACTCCGCGTTGGTCTTGATGATTGCGTTGCGAATGTTGGTCTCCATGTTGGCAATGTAGTCTTCGTAGCGAGAAATCAAATCCGTTTTGCGACCAAAACCAAACCTAGGGTGACAGTAATGGAGGGTAAAGAGTATGATATTGGCAGTCCGGCCGAGATGTATGACGTCCCAGCCGGTCTTTTTTCGGCCAACGCAGCGACAGAAACAGACGCGATAGATAAGTTGGACGACTTGCTAGACGAGGTGGAGGGGGAGAAAGTAACCTACGATGAGTTAATTCTCAGCTTGGGAGGGTCAAAAAGAGCAGGC